CTACCGGAGCAACAGGAGCAACAGGAGCAACAGGAACTACCGGCACAACAGGAACTACCGGCACAACAGGAACTACCGGCACAACAGGAACTACCGGAGCAACAGGAGCAACAGGAACTACCGGCACAACAGGAACTACCGGCACAACAGGAACTACCGGCACAACAGGAACTACCGGCACAACAGGAACTACCGGAGCAACAGGAGCAACAGGAGCAACAGGAGCAACAGGAGCAACGGGTGCAACTGGACCAAAATGTTATCCTTATTATGCCAGAATTAATGCGAATGGTTGTTCGTTTAATGCATTAAATAAAGATTTATTATTCATAAGAAATGGTAATTGGATAAATATTTCTGCAAAACCGAATAAGTAAAAAGTATAATAATATATCAAATGTATAGTAAATCATTATTCGGATATGTAACTAATTCTCAAAAATCAATGATCAATCCAATTAATAATTTAATGAATACGAAATTTATTAATAACGAATTATTATTTACGTCAGAACAGAATGCTGCATTGAACAATATTCATAAATATTATACAGAACCTTTGGGATATCAAAAATATAATGATATTCATTATGAATATATTGAATATACAGAACTTTATGCAACAATTTCTAATTTAGAAATAAATACGTCAAATAAAACAATAAAACTGCTACTACAAATAACGCTTGAAGGATTAACTGGCGCAATTCATGCGTTTAGTCTCAATCAATCAGTAATAACACAAAATATTCAAAGTCTTATGGTAACGCCAGATTTGCAAAATAATAATAACAGAGCGTATACATTAGATATATCAAATAATAATTATATATTATATAAAAAGTTTCATTTGGCACCAATCTATAGTTATTATATTGCAATATTTGGATTACCCGACCAAACTAAAAGTTTTGATTCAAATAAAATAAAACAACTTCTAACGGTATTAATGAAATATAACATAAATCCATATTTTTAATAATATTTAGAAGTTCGTTAAAAATAAAATATTAGTTTTGAAATTAAAATATACGAGCAATATATAATGTCTTCTAGTGATTTAATTCAAATAGCGCTGCTTGAACTTCCTAGTGCGTTTACCAATACTTCAGATACGGATATTGAGAATATGCTATGTTATAATCTAACTAAACGCGTTGTTCCAGATGATCTAACTTATGCAGCAGATTCGAGCGTAAAAGTTTATAGAGATAACGATATATCAGGATCAAACCTTATTGATCAAACAATTATTTTAAATAACGAAAATCTAATTAATAATGAATTATTTGGAATGAAAGTTAATTATGTAGCAAGAAATGGTATTTTAGATAATATTAGTGCAGATATTGGATCTATTAGTAATAATATTTATTTAGATGCTCTATCAAATTCATTCTTTGATTCTAATTTAAAAATTGATATTTCATTTAATAATAATGAGCAATTCACTGATGATATTAGCAATGTTAATGTTGGAATGTGGGGAGTAACTATGGATCGAAATGAAGATACTAGATACATAAATACATTTGCTGCAGTTAACTCTTTATATAATCGAACTGATGGCATTTCTCCGTTTTATATTCAAGAAGCATCAACAAATACCATAGCTTTAGGTTATAATTCATCGAAATGGTTTAGTTTAGACCCTTCTTCAACTGGTGATAAACGATTAATATCGAATGATATTAGTTATAACTATACATTAAGTTCAAATGGTATTACTTCAAGTGTTCTTAATAATGATTCTAGTGATTTCAATAACTTTAACATGTATAAACTCGTACAAAATAGACCTACAATTACTGCTTCTGTTCCAACATTAAATGAGAATTTCAGTAATCTTCCAATTCAATATAATGTTAATGGAACTACTTCTGATATTAGTTCTGGATCATTTGATTTTTCTGGAGCATTCTTAAATACATCTGGTGTTGGGTCAGGATTTCAACTTCAACTTGATATATCTGCTGGTGGTGGGTATAATGTTAATTCAAATAACTTATTTACAATTGACGATAATCAATTAACACGTAATGCTTCAAATCCATATATACAGTTATCAAATCTTCAAAATTTAGCTCATATAGTCGATATATCAAATGGAAATATCATATTAAGAAGTGACTATAGTTCAAATAATGCGAGTTATATTGATATTTCGAATTCTATGGTTGAAACTCTAGATACGATTTCAAATGGTTTAATTACTCTTCTTGTCGATAGTTCGAGTAACCGAGTTTATTATCCTGATAACGATGGTTCTAATAGTAGTAATCATGGAAACTCAAATGCTATTATAACAGATAAAATAATTGTTACCTATCCAGGGGAGGCTAGCACATCTATTAGCAATTCTCTTTTAAGTGAACCATTCGTTGACTGTAATATTGAAGTACTTATTACATCTACTAATTTTAATGATCGATCTACATTTATTAATCAAGATAATAGAAACATAGATTATGATATCAGTAGTACTTCAATTTTAACAGTTGTTTATCCTACAAGTAATTATAATAATAATACAAAACCTAGTAATGTTACATTTACTAGTACGTTGAATGATGTTTCTGATATACGTATTATTAGTGTTCATAATGAAAGTAAATTATCTGAAGATACTCTACTATTAGATAGTAATAATAATAATGTTGATGGTACTGCTGCTACAGTGACAATGACTGGACTCGATTTATCATCGTCTGCATTCTCTGAATTCAAAATACAATTAGATACTAAAAAAATATCTGATTTAGCAACTGATTTAAATATTTCAAATAATAACTGGTCATTACTCAATGAAAATGATTATTTGATTGGAAATACAAATAAAGTTGGTATTATTAACGACAGTTACTTATTTATGACATCAAATGTAACAGATACTAGTTCAATTGATATATCTTATGAATTTGTGATTACAAATCCAGATTGCGGAAATGTATCATCGATTAAACGCGCAGTCAAAGTGTCATTTAATGATATTGTGGATAATAATTTTAATGATGATAATATTTCGTTTAATCCGACAAAAACGGTAACATATATCAATCAGGAAGATATTACATTTATTGATGTTAGCAGTATTAATTTTACTATAGATATAGGAGCTACTATTACTGATGCAGGAAATACATTTGATACCTCAAGATACACTATTATCAAGCATATATTAATTAAATCATATTATGCTAGGTTTGATCCTAAAATTCAATTTTATGAAAATGTTATATTTCAAACGCCTTTGATCGTAGAAAGAATAACTTATTATTCAATATTTGAATATGGAATTGAAAAACCATTTTTATTAAAAACGTTTAAAATCAACGGCGGTGAATTCAATAATTTCAATTTAGCAAATGTAAAGTCAGGCTTTTTAGATATTGCTGCAATAACTCAAAATCCAAACCTTGCTGGAATTAATTTATTCAATATTAATCAATATACAAGTCAAATCAAAGATATTATTCGTAACCTACCCACAGTAACATACAATACTTCAATTACTTATTCAAAGAATGCTTGCTCTATATTTAAAGCTTCTATTTGGGGTAAATATATAAATGATAATAATTTTACTAAATTAGAGCCTTCTATTTATATTGACCCATTTTTTAAACAGACAGGAACAATAAATAATTTCTTACCAGGACCTAGTACTGAATCTTCCGATTTAATTATTCAATTTTTAGCTACTACTAGAGTAACTGATAATAGATATAATATTAATATAACAAATCAACCCGGTCTAAATCAATCATTTAAAGTAAAACTTTATTCATATGATGTTAATAGTGGTGGAAGCATATTATCTGATTATTCTCCTTATTATAATTATTTTGATGAAGAATACATGACCATGGTACCTGCTTATGTAAATGTTATAGATGTTAATAATGCTACAGATAGATCAGTACAGTTACGTATATATAAAGATGAATCGCTTACAAAACTATTAGCTGTTATAGATAGTTCTTCTACATTGATTAATAGTTTTAATATAATTACGATTCCAAAACCATATTTCAAAGTAGATTATACTGTTGGTACTACACTAACTAGTCGGTTAATTCCATCAAGTAATAATAAAATTACCATTGATAATGGTATCGATTATTATTTTAAAAATATTACAAATTCACAAATTGGACAAAAAGAACATTTTAGATTAGTCACAGATTCGTTTTCAGTACAATTTACAAACGGCAGTTATAGTTATACAGCTACTGATAAACTAATAAATAATCAGTGGCTATCATCTCAATATGTCCGTAGTATAAGATTCAATAGAGTAAGAGGTTATAATTATGTAAATGGTGGAAAAGATACTATTGTTATTGATAGAACGACTTATCCTACTAGTGGTATATTCAGATTACAATTACCTAGTGGATTGTACGCAACTCAATCAATAGGTAATATTTATAAAGGAAAACAGGTAACTTTAAATAGCGTTGTTAATAACGGCACAACATATAGTCTAGGGCTTAATTTAAATTTTTATCAATCGATTCTTGGTATTAATGACCTTAAGAGTTATAATATTACATTAAGTGTTGCTGAATATTCTGTATCTGTTATTAATAATCCTTATAATACTTCTATACTGACTACTGTATATAATGGAAACATAATTGCAAATCAAAATAACTTAATGTCAATCTATTTTGCGAATGTTAAGCCCGCTTCGATTAAAGCATATAATGATATATCTTTAAGAATTACATATAATGTTGATGATGCAATAGTATATAATAATAGTGCTTTAAGCAACAAATATGTTGGAAATCCAATTCTTTCCAGTAATTGGAATAATTTCCAAAGTTATAATCATAATAACTTAATAATTAACGGAGCTAATATTATTTCATCATTTAAAATACAAAGAAGCAACTTATTGAACGTATTTTATAACAGTTACACCTCATATTTTGTAATTTCTCCTCCAGTAGTTGATGTATATGGAGCTACTGATATTTCAGGAATATTTAATTTATCATCAATCAGTAATTTACAATCCAAATATATAACATCTTTTCATATTAACCATACTCTTAATAATAAGTATGAATATATTCCCACACTTAATGGTATTAGCAACTACAACTTGTTTAAATTTTCATTTAGAGAATCAATTCAAAAACCATATTATAGTTATATTACAGTGAATACTTATAAAAAACGTTTCAGAATAGAGGGTAACTACGTTACAGTTAAATTATACATGAATGGTATCGGATATAATGGTGCATCGAATGATCCAGCGATTCTAGATAATGATAACAATAACTTTATTGAAACATTAATTAATAACCAGATAATGACGAATTTACAAGGTAATACTCATGTAACTACGAATTATAGTAATTTTACTAACAATGTTTCTTATAACCAATTTTTGATATCATTAAGTACGTATAGTACAACTCAAAATATTGTTTTTTCATTAGGTAATCCATTTACTTCCCCTAAGTTAGATAGCAGTCTTAAATATTACTTAAGACTTCCAGTTAATAAGGGATCAATCGTATCATTTTATCAATCAACGCTAGAGTATGTAAGTGGAAGTTACTTTATTAATATAGATAGATTTGAAACTGGAGCTATTACTGATTATTCATCTTTACTATTATTCGATCCTTCACATAATGTCGACTATAATGCACTTGTTAACGAGAATACTATAAATGAAGTATTATTTCCAATCTTTAAACGTTATACAAGACGTATTTATTTTAATTCAGGAGATATTTTAAACAATAATGGACTTGTTAACCCAATAGATACTATTATAGATACTGTAAGTTATGATGACGTAACAAGTTCTGGTTGGACAGTTGATTCAACATTCCGTTTACAATACTTGGGAATTACTATTTCAGCAATTACCACTTTCGGAAGAGCTAACTTGAGAAAAATATTTGATTATGATTATTCAAGATTTCTTTCATCGAAATTGCTTTATTTTTATCTTCCAGATATAATACGATTTAAAAACACTCTCGGAAATACAATTTATCGTGTTACCTACAATGGAAATGTACATGCTCCTCGTGTTATTACTACAGGTATATCGCTATTCAATAATGCTTATACCAACCAACAAATAACTGGCATCAATGGTTCTGGTGACATTCAAACCATTTTTGTTAGAAATTCATTAGTAAATGACAATTATTAAATAAATAATAAATAAATAATTTGATTTATATTTATATATAATAAATCAAATTAAACGTAATAATAATGCACTTTGATACTCTTTACCTAATGTAATATCAGACTGCTCATTATTTATATTAAACTCATTTTCTAATATAGGCAATAATGCCAAATCTAATGTCATTTCAGTATCTAGTTTAATATGAATACCGTATGGAATATAAATTAAATCTCCATCAATAAATCGATATATATCTTGAGACTGCCGATTTCCAAATAAATCTAGTTCATTTATTTTAATTAGCATTTTTGAAATTTCTTTTATTTCGATATATCCATCCAATGCTTCTTTTATTACTCCAGAAGAATCTGTTATTTTTTCATGTAAAGTCGAATATAAACACGTTTTATCAAATATTCCGTTATTAAATTCTCTCTGACTATCGGTTGTAAATAATGAATAATTATTCATTGTACGTCCAAAATTTGCATTTATATAACGTTGATAATCATAGTACATAGAATTAAATTCACCAACAGATACGATATCTTCTTGTTGAACTGTATATAGGAACTGTTCTGCAGAAATAGTAACTTCATTAATATTAAATTCTTTAGTTAATTCATTAAATTCTCCGATTAAGTCATTTAATAAAGATGCTGGAAATAATACCTGAACAGCATTTGTCATATCATATTTACCAATTTGTTGTATTGGCGATAATTTCATTGCATAAGATTCTTTAATTGAGAATCCACCATTACCTGTAATAGCATAATGCGATCCATTATATATTTTTTTCGGATTTAGTTGATATATATTGTATTGTTTAGATTTCATATGTTAAAAGGGGATATAAATATATATCTTTTAATACTAATGAATAATATAGATCTCGATCTAAATATTAATAATTATACATTACCAGATTTAGAACGTTTTTTACAATTAAAGCCAAAGTATACTTTCTCAGACGTAGAATTAAATGAATCTAAAATCCGCGATCAATTATTAAAAAGCGGACTTATTGATAAGAGATTTAAAGGCGACTTAATTACATTCTTAGAAACCGCTAAACGATGGATATTAGCCGCAAAATTCGATAAGGCAACTCCCACGACTATTCCTAAAAATAGAGTATTAGACCCTTATTCTAATATTCCAGTATCAGAGATCCTACCTACGAGCAGAGCCGAGAATTTAATCCAAAGACCAGATACTCAGTTTATTCATACGAAATCCGACGAGTTTTTTCCAGGTACACTTAACCCGTTAAATACCAGAATAATTACAAAATGTTTAAATATTGATACACGATTTCGAGAGAATATATTTCAATCTCAAAGTTCTGATTTTTTACTTCAATTGCCATTTAAATTAAATAAAGTGGTATCGATGCAATTATCGGCAATAGAATTACCAATTTCATTCTACGGAATTTCTGCTTCTTACGGGAATAATCAATTTCAAATAACGATTTTGCAAGATCCATTATGTGAATGTTATTCTTTTAGTAAAACAATTATTATTCCAGATGGTAATTATAATGCAAGTGATCTAATAAATACAATAAATGAATGTTTACACGATAATGCGGATATATTTTCAAGCATTCATTTTATACTAGATATTAAAGAGACTGGTTCTGGAACTGGAAAAATCAAAATAGAACCTCTTGCTGGGTCTAATGAGGAGATTATTAAAGAGATTATCATAGACTTTAATCCGCCAATAGATAATTGTAATCAGTCCGTTAATACTACACATATTGGGATCAATTTGGGATTTCTTAAATCTCAATATTCTGGATCAATTAACTATATTTCAGACACATTGATCGAACCGGCATCAATACGATATGTATATTTAGCAATTAATGATTATAATAATAGCGCAAATGACCATTTCATATCCGCTTTTAATAATTCGATTCTTCAGCCGAATATTTTAGCTAGAATTTCAATAAAAGGAAGTTATTTTAGTTTAGTAATGGAAAATGACTTTTCTATTATATCAGAACCTCGCAAATATTTTGGACCAGTAGATATTCAAAAACTACATATTCGACTATTAGATGAGCATGGTAGGATCATTCAAATGAATAATGCAAATTACTCTTTTTGTTTAAATTTCAAAATATTATATGATTTATAAAAATATGATTATATATATAATGAGTGAGGCAACCTTAAAACGTAAAACATTTGCGAAATATAATAATAATAGTGTTGGAACTATATTTTCTTTAAATGGTACATTACGAAGTCAAGGATGGGTTGGTCAAGATACACTTGGTCGTAGTTTACCTAAAGCCTCAACAAAAGGTAGTGTAGTAAGAGGAACATATCAGCAAAAAGATATTGCGATTTCTGCGATTACATCATTGAACGATCCTTCAGTTATAAAGTCATCGTCTTTAGATAATAAAGGAATGATTCGAACAAAGTATCGTTGGTTATGGCGTCCTCAACCATATAGTACTACGAAAGAAGATACTACTCGCACAATCCTTAGTCAATCAGAATATATTACAGGTAAATCTACAAATATTGTAAATAATATTATTGATATTTCGTATTCTAATATAAGCTCTCTCGCATGTTGCAAAAATTTACCAAAAGAAGCTCGATCTAAACCAATTATTAATCCTCAACACGTACAAACACGTTACCCTGGTAATTATACCAAAACAAATATCACAAGACCCGAGAGAAATAATCCAATAATGGGAATTTTAGGAGGTAATTACGTGAATGTTATTTTGAATCAGTCGACCTACGTATCATATTTAAATACTGGTTGTAATGGTGTTATACAAGATATTTCGTTAAATGCAAATTGTTCACAAATACGAAAACAACAAGACACGTTGAAAACACCACTTATTGGTGGTACGCGAACATATTAAAAGATAAAATTGATATTTAATTATAATAGTATATCTAAAATATAATATTATGAATTTGAGAGAAGACGAAGAACAACAATATATCGATTCTCTCGATAAAAAAGAGAGACAAGCATATGAAATCGCAAAATCTCATCTTGGTTCGTCTTTTCATCTTATAAAGAGTAATGGATTTATTGAATGGAAAAAACGGCTACCTAATGTGACGGGAGGGGCGCAGGTAAAGACGCCTTAAATTTCGCCCAGTTCATTCTTTCACTTTGACCTCCAGTGAGTCCATTTAATAAACTAGACTTAAACCCGCTATTTACTTGTTCTGTCTTCTGACAAATAGAGAAGTTACGCAGAGTTCCTAGATAAATAAATTTATTACGCAGTATATCCTTTGTTTGTTCTGGTTTTTTATTTATTTGTTTAAATGCATTTATTTGTACTTGTTTTGCTACGGATTTATTTTCTAAAATATAATGTATATTCAGTGGACAATCAATATCTTCAGGTAAAACAACTTCGTCTATAAAGAAATGTGCACAATTATATAACATTACATATTTCATCGCAACCGCATTTAATATGTCATAGGATACTACATTCTGGTCACAATAATAGGAAAATCCTAGTTTATATGCATCATAAAACATTATAATATTTCCTCTCGGGGTTGTTGTGATTTGTATTCTGGATTTCCACGTTTTTTCTATATTTGTATTCGGATTTTTCATATATTCTTGAAAGGATGGTTTTTTATAAAACAGAAAGCAAATATTCGATGACGTTTTCTCTCGACGTAGCCAATCTAAGAATCTCCGTTTTATCGGAATAATAAATGTTTCTTCATCTGAAATCTGTAATTGTTTTTTAACTGGAGATATCAATTTTAGATATTGTTGATAAACGTATCGATAAATATAGGTCGTCCAACTTCGAAAAAATGAACCTATATAATTCGGTAAAAAAAATACATTCATTTATATAGACGGTTAAATATTATTATTTTTATATGTTTATAATGAAAGATTTACTTTCTCTCGGCGTATCTTAAATAATTCATCTATTTCTTTCTCCAAAACATTTATTTGGATTCGTTCATATGTATTTAATGGATTCTCTGGATGTAAACATACTAGATATAAATCTGTAACTTGTTTATCATATTTCGTCTCTAAGATTTTCTTATATGTATTTAATTGTAATGAATAGTGCCAATAATTCGTATCTGGTAAATGTTGAATACAGTCGATCTTGGCGTATTTTTCATTTCCAAAACAAGTATCATGGTCATATTTGATCTCTTTTACACGTTTCCAGTCGTATATTTGTAGTGTACCATCTGGATTTTCAAAAACCATATCTATTGAACCCGCGAGTTTCAGTTCTTCGTCGTATACTACCCATTCGGTTCGATAGGGTTTTAATTCGGGAAAATCTTTTAAGAATCTTTGGAAAAATTCGAATTCGAGAGATGTATTTTCTACAGGAAGGTCGTTATAATGATATTCTATATCCGCGTGCATTTTTGTTCCCGCCATAGATGCTTCTTTTCCTGAATTTGCCCATAGATTCTTTATATCTTCTCTCGACATACCATAATATTTATAGGTAGGATCTTTCATTTTTTTCCCTTTTAACATTGTTGTAATAATACTATCTGCATCAAATTCTTCGAAATAGCTATGATTTAACGTAGTTACCGAAATATACCCACCTTTTCCATTTACAGTATATATATGTGGTCCTTCGTCAAAATGGACGTACTTATCTCTAGGATGTTCATTCTCGATAGAAAGTTTTACAGGATTCATTTTCTTGATGTATAAGAATAAAAAGTAGAATTTATATATTTTTTATAAAACATATCAATTTTATTTGATGAGTTCGAGAGAATGATTAAAAATGTTGTATGACATTATTCCAATCTTTAAGTTTTTCATAAGAATCGATTTCGTATTTTTTCGCTAGATTTTTTGAATAATTCGTTATAAATAGTTCATCATTAAAGTGTTTAAACATCCTTCTTTCAAATAACTCACTTGTATCTAGATAAGAATCGACGACTGTTTTATTATTTACATACATATCATAAATAATTCCTCGATTCACATCATATCCTGCAAGTAAATCCGCCTCTCTTACAATATGATACGCCATCTGATACTGATTTAGATATGGGTATCCATGACGCTTTACATAAGAATACGACATTGTCGACATAATCGCTATTATTACATCAATATCTTTCGACGGGAATTTATCTTGTAAAAACGTCTTAATTCGAGAGAGTCCTTCATCTTTATCCATATATTTTCGGTCGCACATATCATGTAGAATTGCCGCTGTGTAAATAATCCGTTTTTGTGACCATAAATGCGGATAATTCAATATTTCGTGATTATATATTTCATTTGATTTTAAGAATACATCCATACTATGCGATACTCCATGTGATTCGTCTATATTATATAGAGAAGTCGTTACGCGAACAAAGTTAAATAGTGAAGAAATTAGTCTCATCGTAAAAAAATAATCTCTCAAATAATTAATTTATTAACTTCAATTTTATACCAGTTGTTTCATATCTACTTTTATATTAGTAAATAACCATTTTTTAATTTCTGAACTACGTTGTTTACGTTTGTCTAGACCATTCGCTTTTCTCATATAGTTCATATCTAGTTCTCGTAATTCATTGCTTGTTTCAATCTTCTCTCTATTATTCGTTCTCCATTCTGTATATTTTTTTAAGAATCGATGAGATAATATAGCAATCAAATCTTCAAATTCTTCAGATTCTATACATTTCCACTTACAATCCTTATATATATATATATTATTCTGTCTCTGTTGAAATGCTTTTAACGGAATATCTGGTTTAATATTACTCTCGAATAATCGTTTTATTGCGTCCGTTAAGTTTGTTTCTAATAAAGAGTGATAAATACTATCTGTTACTATAAGATTTGTTATCCATTCGTTATATGATATAGTAGGTACAGGTATTTTTAGTAGATAATCATCAATATTCTGTTTAGTTGCAAGTACCGAAGATTTCTTCAGTTGTTCGACTTCTTTTTTTAATTTCGTGTTTTCTTCACATAAGTAAATAACTATTTCGGTTATCTCTTTTTGCGAAAGAATTCTTTCTGAATAATCCAACTGTTTGCGACGTTCTTTAGCGGAAACTGATGTAAATTCGCAAACTCCAATGTGTCTATCATAGCATGCCTTCGTGCTTTTTTCGGTATTACAGTAAGGACATATCATTTATTAAAGTATAAAAGTATATTAGTAGTATATATTTTATAAGATTTATCAATTTTATGAAGTTATTTTTTCAGTATCCGAAACAGATTATTAGACCACATGTTATTAAACCGTTAAATACTATACAAGTACTACAACCAATGGTGTTATCAGGTTCTATGTTTGAGAGAATAAAAAATCCAGAATCTTGTCATAGTTGTCGTGGCGTAAAATAAACTAAGTTACCAGTTAGAGATTTGGGGTATCTCTAATTTGTTATAAAAGTTTTCGTAAATATTTATTGAATTATATGAAAAATCTTCGATTAAATGTCTAAAGGTGTAATATATAAATGAGTCAATATTTTGATAATAAAGATATGTTCTTAGAACCTAATGTAAAACAATACGGGAGTCATATGGTTATGACAAATGTTCAGAAACCCACAAAGATCAAATATTATAATTTAGATACACAATTTAGAGATGATTATGATGAATATTCAAAAACATCTCCTACTTTTTATAATATTACGATTCCTCAACGTATTAATGATGTAAAATCAATTTCGGTATCAAATATAGAAATTCCATTATCATTTTATAATATTTCAGCATCTCTCGGAAACAATATAATGAATATCTTAACTGGTAATGTATCTAAAACAATTATTATTCCTGACAATCAATATGATATATCTGGTTTAACAACTACGATAAATCTTGAATTATCGCAAACTGGTCTCTCAAATATACGCTTTACGATTCAAGGAAATAAATCATATTTTTCAGTAATAACTCCGGGACAATCATATACTATTCAATTTGCAGTTAAAAGTGATATGACCGCATCTAATACATCAGTTAGAACTGAATTCGATAAATTTAATATCAAATCGAAGCTAGGATGGTTACTAGGATTCCGAAATATACAATATACTTTATCTAGCCCAATTCATTCGGAATCTCTCGTTAATCTAAATGGATTGCGATATCTATACCTAGTTCTAGATGATTTTAGTCAAGGGAATCCGTATTCTTTTAATGCACCAATAAGTACATCTTTCTTAAATAATCATATTTTAGCAAAAATCAGTATCGACCCTTTTTTTAATACTGGGTTTAATACTAATTATGTAGCAAACCATTCGAATGGACTTTTATTATCTGATAAACGCATATATACTGGTAAAGTCGATTTACAACGTATGAAGATTCAGCTAGTAAATGAAGTTGGAATTCCTATTAATTTAAATGGAATGGATTTTTCATTTTCTCTCGAAATTCACTATGAATAATACTAAGTTGTAGAATAGATTTGATAAAATTGAATGTGTTTATAATATAAATCATATATCATAAACATTGACTCACTATAATAAATGGAATTAAGTACCGAACAACAATATGCGTTTGAGAGATTTAAACGAGGGGAAAACCTCTTTATTACGGGTCCAGGTGGTACTGGAAAGACGCGATTAATCCAGACATTTGTCCGATATATGGTAGACCGTAATATTAATTTTCAAGTATGTGCATTAACGGGTTGTGCTGCATTATTATTAGATAATTGTAAAGCAAGAACGCTTCATTCTTGGGCGGGGATCGGTTTAGCGAATGGTCCTAAACCGAAAATTATCACGTCTATACTACGTAATCGGCGTAAAACCTCGAATTGGAAGAAGGTAAACGTTCTCATTATCGACGAAGTCAGTATGATGTCTCGGAAAATATTCGAGTTAGTAGACCAGATTCCAAAATCGATACTTCATAATAATAAACCTTTTGGTGGGATCCAAGTAGTATTTACCGGCGATTTCTTCCAATTACCTCCCGTTGGAAATATAGATGAGCCAGATACAACGCAGTTCTGTTTTGAATCCGAGTGGTGGGCTTCTGTATTCTCTCTACAAAATCACATTCAATTAAAAACGATATTCCGGCAAACAAATCCAGAATATACCGAATTATTAAATCAGATACGTTGGGGAGAAATCTCTCCGAAATACGCGGAATTATTATCTACCTATGTGAATCGTCCAAAAGAGGAACTTATAGCTCCAGTAAAACTATTCGCTACGAGAGCGAAAGCCGATTTCGTAAATCAGGCACAGTATAATAAATTAGAGGGAGAGGAAATGGTCTATAAAATGGAATCAACAGTTTCATTGTCGACCTACGTGAATACCGGCGAGTCTATCGAATCTAGTATTCTAGACGAATCGAGCCAGTTATGTGAAGAGGAAGTCGGATTTGAAATCGATTATCTTAAAAAAAATACGAATCGAGCAGATATATTAAAATTAAAAGTAGGCGCTCTCGTAATGTGTCTCTTTAACATAGATATAGATAGTGGAATATGTAATGGTACTCAAGGAAAGGTTCTCGAATTTAAGGAGAATACCTTAGGTATAAAAGTTCCCATAGTATTATTTTCGAATGGAATAAAACACCAGATGAATAGTCAGGTGATACAATCCGATAAATATCCAAATATAGGAATCTCTCAAATTCCACTATGTCTATCTTGGGCGATTACGATTCATAAGATTCAGGGGGCTACCCTTCCTACAGCGGAGATGGATTTAGGTAATACGATTTTTGAATACGGTCAAACATATGTCGCGCTCTCTCGAATTCAGAGCTTATCTGGATTATATTTATCCGCATTTCAATCTTCTAAAATAAAGGCAAATCCAAAAATCAAAGAGTTCTATCGAAATCTACCCGAAATAGAGATTGAAGTTCTTCGAGAGGAGGAAGAACAACAAAAAGAAGAACAAAAGGAAGAAGCAGTTGTTTATAAGAATATATTTTCAAAGTTCGAACATATCGGACAATAAAACCCGTCATAAAATATCCGAATAGTATATAATGGTAGCCGCTAGTATTTTACCAGTTACAATTTGTAATAATGAACTCTATTTTTTATTCGGGAAAGAAAATGAGATGGAGGATTCCGCAAAAGGATTTTCCGATTTTGGAGGAAGTGTCGAAGGAAACGAATCAATTATAGAGACAGCGATGAGAGAAGGTGCGGAAGAATTATGCGGATTTTTAGGAGATCCAAAACAATTACAATCATTTATTAAAAAGAATGGCGGAACCTATAAAATAGTATACGGCTCGGAGAATAAGGCATATCACGTTCATATTTTTTTTATGGAGCACGATGAAAATCTACCGAAATATTTTACGAATAATCATAAATTTTTATGGAATCGTATGGATAAAACGACTTTAAATGACAGTAAGTTCTTCGAGAAACAAGAGATTAAATGGTTTTGCGAAGATGAATTAAAAACATGTATCAATCAATTCCGTCCATTCTATCGAGAGATTGTTCAATTATTTATAAAGGATTTATCGAATATTCGTAAATTTATTCTCTCGAAAAGGGGAAATGGAAAAGGTAAATACAAGGACAAAAAAGAAAATCATAAACATAAAATCCGAAGTAGACGTAGACAATTTACACGTAAGATTGGTGGCTGAGGTAGTAAATCAGATGATTCAACTAGTGTTAATTCACTATTAAAGAATCCATATTAATAAACGGTAGGTAGTATTTCTCTCGATTATATCGAGGAATGCCGATTTTCTATTCTTAAAATAAAAGATTGATTATCTAAGAAAAGAAATACTATCCAACGTAAACTAAATTATATAAAGGGTTTATACTAGTCAAGTCTATTTCAGATACATCATTGGATTGTTGTTGTATCTTCAGTTGATTCATTTGTTCTTTAAGATATGCCAGTTCCTCCGATAATTTTTTGGATTCTTTTTTCAACGATTGTATATACCAAGTACGAGTATTAATATTCTCAGAAACTAATAAGTGCAAGAAAATTCTAGAACTGCTTTTACCAGTAAAATCGATTTCTTCATTTGTAACATTTAATATAAATTGTAATATTTTGATAGTCAAAGGTATTAAGGTGAGAGCCTCGTTTATAATTGAAATATGTGTGTTTGTATCAATAGATTGTATTTTGGATAAAGATTGATTTAATATTTTTTTTAAATTATGTTCTTTTATTTTTGAGAGATCTGCTTTTAAAGATTTTTCTCTATCGACAGCGTTCAACTTTCCGACCCAGCTACTAAGAAATACAACGGGACGCGCGTCTCCTCCTTTTCCAAAATTTGGATTGTCTATCTTTTCTATGTATTTATTATTAACATTATCTATTTTTAAAGAATTACATATTTCGCTTATATTATCAACTGACATTTTCTTGAATAAATAATATTATTATTTTTATATACATTC